AGGCACCCCAGTTTCAACTGAAATTGATCTGGCTGTGCCGCCAGCGCAAAAGGGCACCATCCTTGAAATTGACAAAAATGATATCGTTGAAGTTAAAGATGGGGTGATGTACGTCAATAATAGACAGGTCCCAGAACTTACGCCGCAAGCTCTTGAGGCGATGCGTGCTGACCCGTCGCAATTTAGAGTTGACCAAAACCTGATCGACCGCAATAAAATCTTAGTACACGATAACGTAGATGTCCGTGAAGACTATGATGATCCAGACTCCGACAAAGTTCCGTTTTTGGAAAGAGCACGTCGCGACCTTGGCGCAGATAGAGTAAACAAGTTTATCGTTGGTATTGGTAACGTCTTTAAGTTTCTTCGTAATGAAGCGCATGGGGCAGGGGTAAAAGGTTATGGAAATTTAAATAAATACGAAACTGTCACTGATGTTCCGGTTGGGGTAAGTTTTGACCCGGGGTATTACGGTGTAAGTATCCGGTTGCCGTTCTCGGGCATGATGATCAACCCCACGAGCATTAGAGGTGTTGACAAAAACGATACGAGTTCAGCAGATGTTCGTGCTGATGCGGCTGCCACAATGGTCGGTACAATGGTGCATGAAATCGCGCACCACGACGAACGGAATCACAGCGAAAGCGGATTCATCCCAGCGTTACAAAATCTGGCGGTGCGTCTTGCAATATCTGGGTCAACACAAGAAGCCGTCGCAGATCTGATAAAAGTTTTTAGCGCAGATGTTGACGTGCTCACTTATTTCTTAGGGGCTGGTGATGGAAATCTCACAAATCGTGGAATCAAGTTGGAAGGTGCCGCATCCGAAAGGGAAAGCACGAGGGGCGAAAGCGTTCCTCAACGGTCTGCTCGGCCCAGCACTTCAGGAGGGGATGGAAAAGTCGGCCCCGGAGTACGTCAAGCAACTTCAACTAGCAATCGACCTAGCGCCCCAAGCCCGAAGCCCGCAGCAGCACCTGCAACTCCTCAACCAAGCCTTGGGCCGACAGCGGTAGAAGAAGCTGCGGTTAATCCGCTAGGGAAAAAAGCATCGGCGTTCTTAGAGGCAGCGGCTACGGCTATTGAGAAGCTGCCCTTCATGACACAGAAGCGTGCGGATGCAGTCCATCAATTCCTTAAGAACACCACAAGTTCGATGGGGAAAAACTTCCTGCTGATGTCGTTGCCGCTTAACGCGTTGGTTGAAGTTGCAGAGAAGTACCTGCCCGGGGCTAAGAAGATCGCCCTGCTGGATAAGTTGAAATCGGGTGATGAGTACGCCCGCAACAAAAAGATCGAACCCGTTGTACTGGCCGCCGAGAAGTGGGCCAAGGCGTTCCCTAAACTTGTTGATACGTTCAACCGCGTGGTGTACCGCAGCACAATCGGCGGCGTAGACCCTAGCAAACCTGTTTCCGAATACGTCGGTAAAAAAGACGATGCGGGTAACGATAAGGTCGCTACGTGGAACGAACTGCAAGCTGATTACAAAGCATTGGGCGTGGGCGGTCGGCAGTTGTACGCCATGACGCGGGACCTCTATAAGGGTATGTACAAAGAGATCGAGAGCGCGATTGCCGCCAAGATCCTCGCTGCATACCCTGAAGACCCCAAGGCTGGCGAAAAAGTTAAGGCCGAAATCCTTGCGCGCCTTGCAGAGAAGGGCAACCTTGATCCGTACTTCCCGCTTACCCGTTACGGGGATTTGTGGGTGTCGTATTACGCCAAAGGCGGCGAGGGTAAACAAGCCGAGTACGTTGTCCGTGCATTTGAAACCGAACGCGAGCGCGACCGGTTCATCAAGATGCTAAAAGATGATAAGATTGCTGCCCCTCGCTTCATCATGGACGAAGAAGGCAACATTCAAAGGGATGCAAACGGCAAGCCGCGTGAAGAGCCGTCTATCCAAACGTTCTCAAAACTTTCCGAGATCAACTACAAGAACACCCCGCCCAATTCGTTTGTAAATGGGGTGTTGAAAATCATGGACCTTAACAAGGTTCCTGAAGAAGCACGCGAGCAAGTGCTCCGCCTGTTCCTGTCCACACTGCCAGAAACATCTTTTGCCCAAGCGTTCCAACGACGTAAGGGGACCGCTGGTTTTGAGCACGACGCCATCCGTGCGTTGCGCGAGAAGTCGTTCAGCATGTCCCGGCAGTTGTCGAACATGAAGTATTCGTACCAACTGATTGCCGAACTGGATAAGCTCAAGGCAAAAGTAAAAGCAATGGGCGAGGGCGAAGGGGCTACCGATAACAAGGTTGCCAAAGAATATTATAACGAGTTGGCCGCGCGCGTTAAATTCATTAGCAGTCCATCGCAATCTGCGGCATCACAGTTCTTAACTTCTTTAGGGTTCAACTACCTGTTAGGGTTTAACGTATCGTCTGCCGTTATTAACCTTAGCCAAGTGCCGTTGGTCGTGATGCCATATCTTGGCGGCAAATACGGCATTAGGGAAACCTCCCGTGCGATTGGTAACGCGTACAAAGTCTTTGCGAATAGCAACGGCGGGGACGTAATCAAGAAGACCTCGGTTATGGAATACCGGGATGAGAACGGCAAGCTGGTCAAACTAGAAACCCGCTCGATGCCGTCGCTTGAGAATTACGCCGAAGACTCTAAAGAGTACAAGCACTACAAAGAACTCATCGACGCTGCCACCATGCAGGGGCTGCTTAATCGGTCAGCGCTTTACGACGCGCTTGATGTAACCGGCGCTAGAGGTCCGCTGGCCGTGGCAAACGCTGCGTCTGGTTGGCTGTTCCACCATGCCGAGCGCACTAACCGGCAGGTGTCGTTGATCGCTGCATACGATCTTGCCCTGTCTAAGTACAAGAACCCGACCGAAGCCGATAAGACAGCCGCTGCGGAACAGGCGATCTACGATACCGAGATGACTAACGGCGGCGTGACGGCTACCTCGGCACCACGTATCGCGCAAGGGGACCTTGGTCGCGTGCTGTTCATGTTCAAGCGGTACGGCGCGTCGATGTACTACCTGCTGGCTAAGAACTTTAACGACGCGTTGCGGGGTGCAGATAAAGATACCCGGGCGGTCGCACGGCAACAACTGGCTTACACGTATGCCATGGCAGGTGTCTTTGCTGGCTTGCAGGGGCTGCCTATGATGGGCGTGCTGGCCGTTATCTACAACCTGTTCACTGACGACGATGATGACGATTACGCCACGGTATTGCGTAAAACGGCAGGTGAGGGTTGGTACAAGGGGCTGGTTAACTACATCACAGGTATGGACGTTGCTTCGCGCACTGGCCTGACCGACCTGCTTCTGCGTGATAACAAGATGTCATCTGGTTCGCAAACGATGACAAACGCCTTCATGGAGATGATGGGCGGCCCAGTGTATGGAATTGCCACGAAAGTTGAACGCGGCATGAACCAAATCCGTGATGGGCATCTTGAGCGGGGGATCGAAAACATCCTGCCGTCCGCAATGGGTAACGCATTCAAGTCGTTCCGGTATGCCACACAGGGCACGCAGACGTTGCGCGGCGATCCGATTACGGGTGATGTGGATGCGATCAGAGTCCTTGGGCAAGCCTTTGGCTTTACCCCGGCCGAATACTCACGTCAGTTAGAAATTACAGCACGTGAGAAAGGACTTGATAAGTACGTTACCAGTGAGCGCACCAAGCAACTGCGGCTTATGTATACCGCCAAACGGTTTGGCGATGCAGAGGGCGTGGCTGATGCACGCGAGGCGCTAGAGAAGTTGTACGCCAAGCATCCGGGGCTGAAGCAACTTGGTTCTCTGGATGAAACAATTCAGCGGTCCATGAAGCAGCACGCTATGACAACCGAGCAGATGAAGCAGTTTGCCGGGGTCACGATTAGCAAGGGCATGCGGGATGAGATCCTGCAAGACATGAAAGAGTTTGATGATTAAAAAAATCCCGGCGCTTGGCCGGGATTAACCTGTTGTAACAGGACACAGGAGGAGAGACAGCGACGATGCCATCAAGGTCAAGTTTATCACGCTGTTCGCCAAAACCGCACGCCTAATTTACCGCCCTCTATACGTTCATACGCCACCACTGCGTATCCCCGCGTGTCAGCGTGTGCCATCATTTGGCTTATCAACTTGACCATGTTAATAGCGGGAATAAATACTGAAGACCCCACCGTGAAGCGGGACCAGTCGATATAGATAGTGACCCCATCCGCATCGACCGATCCGTTTTCAGGTACAGTTTCAGATAGAGGTGGTCGTCCCCGAGGTCGAAAACTGTTGCTCAAGACCGTTGTCCATAAACGCGCAGTTGAGTTCGATCACATCCGCAGGGGGCAGGTTCAACCGCGTACCTTTACTAATCCGCATCTTGCGTATCGTCGCTGCGGTATCCCCCGCCTTCAGCTTGTTAAGGAACGCCATGTAATTGACGTGGTGTTTGCCGCACCATTCGCGCAGAGGTTTCGGCAGCAGATACATCTTCTTCAAGTCGTATTCGTACCGAGCCACCAACGTCATTCGTGGCGTCGCATCTGGTATAACAAGCGGGTCCACCTCACCCGTGCGGGCATCAGCGGTGCTCTTGATACGAAGGATGTTGTTGTAGTTCTCTGATAAGTAGTTAGTCAGCGTCTCTTCAACTGTACCTTCCATGCCGTTCAAGCGGGACTTAGCGTCTGCAATCATCTCGGACCACCACTTAACGACGCCCTGAATCGAGAACTGCACCAACCCCAACTGCTTGGCAATCATCAGCCCGGAAATAGCGCACGTCGATTGCGCCGACCAGAACCGATGCGGCTGCATCAGCCCCGCGATACCGTCTAGCTTGGCTTGCGTGGTCTTGCACAGTTCCATCACTTTGGCGATGTTCGCCATCGTGTACTGCATGTACGGTACACACGCATGCCCGTAGTTGTTATAGAGCAGATCGCCAAGGTCATCAGTCTCGGTCTTGGTATCGAAGTTAAACGCCTTCGCGTTGTACTCTAATACCCGGGTCGCCTCGGCCTTGGGTACCGCCTTATACAAACTTACCCGTTCCAGCAAACTAGAGTTTCCCGTGGAACAAATCAGCAGGTGCCAAGGTGCGCCGCGCGTACGCTCTTCGTTGTTACGTGAAGACATCCGATTACGCTGTTGACCGCCGGTCGTCTGGTACAGGAAATCACTCGCGTCTTTTGGTGCGATGTTGGTCATCTCGTCGATAGGGAAGAAGATGTTTTTGTACACTTCGGCCCGATTAAACTTTGAGTTAATCGTATCGCCTTCCCTTGACATGATCGCTTCCGGGTTACCCCAGATGCTTGCCGCTGCCATCATAGCGGTCGTCTTACCCAACCCCGGATCGCTACTGTAGATATGGAACAAGCTGGCGTTCTGCACGTGGAACCGCATCAGCGGCGACCCAAACCCTAGCCCAATAACGTACTGGTGCATTTCCATGCCGGGACGATTGTAGAAGTCCATAATCTTCTTCCACTCATCTAGCGAACCCCTACTTTGAAACGCAGGGAAGAACCGTGCCGTCGCAGAAGACGGCGGGTTGTGCTCAATCCGGTCTGCCTTAATTTCTTTATCGCCAACAACAAACCCTTCGAGTGCGTCATTCGCCCACCCAAACTGCCGTTGCGCTTGGTCAGCCTTTGCGTTAGCCTGTAACTTATTTACCCATGCGGTAACGTACGCCATTAACCCCTCCATATCGATTACTGCTACGCCATTCGGCGCGACGTTCCGTCGAAATTCGTCCTTAGAAAGTAGGGACACCAACGGAACCGTGAATTCTCTTACCCCATCCTGCGGCAGGTGCAGCCGAAACAGGATCGCTTCGCCATCATCCGGGTCTTGCAGCCGACGAACCACATAGAAATCGTTGTGATAAATCGGCACTTGGATCGGATCACCTTCTTTGTTCTTCGCACGCTTGAACACACCACCCGCTTTACCCCTGAAGTACGGTTCAGGGTATGTCGGGATCACGTACGGCTGCTTAGGCGCGAACGCTGCAATTTCTGGAACGTCGCTTACGACGTTATCTTCCTCGGTCGCTTCTAAGACCACCCTGCCCAATGAAATCGGGCTTTTTATCTGCCCCTTGTGAGGGCACTTGTCACACACGCCGGGGCTGTAACTCTCAAACGTGGCGCACGTATACGGGCCTTTGATCAAATCAGCTTTATCGTACGTAGCTTGCGGATCGTACTCTGGGTGACCCATAGATATCTTATGGATAGCTTTGTCCCCATCCACACAGAACTTGGCAATCGACAAGCCCGCACGCCACATGGGTTCTTCTAACGTGGCTTGTTCTTTAACTACGCGTGCAATCTGCGCACATCCCCTCCCTGCAATTGTCTTTGTTAGAATTAACTTAAACTCACTGGTGTAACTACCTGATAATGCTTGGGTTACATCATCCATCTGCCGTGGGATGTACGTCTGTTTAGTTGGTGCAGCGGGTGCTTGCACGTCACCAAGCAGGGCAGCAAACTCAGTAAACGAAATCGCTTCTGCGTTTGGGCTTACCACCATCACGGGCAGTGGGGGGTTATCCTTAAAGCTCAACGTATCGGGCATGCGCAATATGCGAGCCGAATCCGCTGTAACTGCTGGATCACTATGTAATTTCTTTTGGGCTAAGAATGCTTTGAACCGCTCCGCTACCGGAGTCCAAACGCTCTGTTCAACATGCTCTGTCAGCGGCCAGTACGCATGAATGCCCCGCCCCGAATTGACCATCAGGGGACGTGGAAAACTGTTCTGCTGACAGAAATCGCGCAGGGCGCTCACGCAATCGCGCTGGCTCTTATACGATTTTGTTTCGCCCTGATCGAGGTCAACAAAAAACGATTTGAGAAACTTTGCGTTGGTCTGAGTGCGTGTCTTGTTATCGTGGAATGTTGACAGCGCAAAGTACGCATTCCATTCCGCGCTTGCAAGGTTGCCCGTGTACTCTACAAGCTCATCAATACTTGTAAAGAACCTTTGGTCTGTTCGTTTCGGCGTTCCAAACTTTATTCCGTACCCACAGTAATACCCATCATCGCTCAGGACTGTCTGTAGAAATTGTCTCGCTTGCATGACTGTCCAAGCAGTAGAAGAAGAAATAGGGGGTGCAGAACTCTACACCCCCCACGCGATCAGTCGTCCCAGTTACCAACCAAATCGGCCAGATCGGGCGCTGCCGCCGCTGCCTTCTTAGGGGCAACCTTCGGCTCTTCCACTGCTTCTTCGACCGCCTTAGCGGCCGCTGGAGCGGGTTTAGCGAACGCGGCGGGGAGTGCCGCAGCAGGTGCAGATGCCGTTGCCTTAGCCGATCCAAACCCTACCGCATCGATGGCTTCTTGCGAATTGCGCATCTCGTTGATCACAGCAAATTCTTCTTCCGTAACCGGACGCACGGGCTTGAAGAACAGCTTTGATACGGGACTCTTGATGTCAAACCGCAACTCGGTAATGACGCCAATCGCGGGAAGCCCATGCGAGGAAAGATAATTACCGTAGGCTTTCAATGGCATCTTGCCATCTTCCGCATCCCCAAAGTATGACTTCTGAGGGATAACCATCTGGTACACCTTGCGCTGCTCAATCTCGCCATCGAGCATCACGGCGATCCGCTTATGGAACGTGCACGCGCGCCCTTCGCCTTGACCAGAACCACGAATGTTATTAGGGCATTCGTTGCACTTCGATGCTTGGCGGTTCTCTGCCAGCACTTCAGGGTCAGGGGTTTGCGAGTTTGTTGACCAGCACTTGGGCGTAGCGTTCTGACCCTCTACGTAAGCACCGCCAAAGAACCAGCGCTGCACATCCGGCGCGGCCTTGACGATAACAGCGTTCAGCATGCGGTCCTCGCTCACATGCAGTTCTTTATTGCCCTGCATCATGCGGAACGCGCCGCCCTTCAGAGAGATACGCAGCGGCCCCTGCGCTGGAGTACCGCCGCCCAACGCGTCGCTTGTGTCATCAGCAATCCCTTTGAGAAACGTGGGAAGGCCGGTTTTGAAGATAGCAATGTCGTTCATATTTTCCTCAGATGTCCTTATCGGGGTGGAAAGCGTCAAAATCAAACTCCAACTGCACGGGGCCGTTGGGTTCTGTCTCAGCGTTTGCCGAGGCAGGGGTTTCGCCACGTGTATGCGCACGCAGCGCGGCGTCTACATCAGCAATGCAGAACCTGTAAGTGTGGCCCACTTTGATGTAAGCATCAACCGGGATTGTCTTGTTGCGCAGCCATCCACGGACGGTCGAGGTCGACACGTCGTAATGTTTGGCTACGTCATCAATGACAACGTACTTTCGTTCTTCCATCATTCCTTCCTAACTGTTATGGAATATTCGCTATCCACGTTCAGACCCGGGATAAGCAGATCAGGATTCTCTGTCAGGAACGTCTGAGTATTTCCCTGATGGAGCCGCTTTTCGTACAACTCTGGCATACGGTGTTCAACGACAAATCGCCCAACCGCCTCCCAGTCGTTTGTCCAGTAACGCTTTTTGACCGTGCGGTAAAACAGGCCGCTTGGGGTGCGTACGGACTCAACCCCTTGCTCTTTGCAGTAACCCAAGAGCGCGGACTTAACCTTGTCCATGTCGCTCTTTATCTGCGCTTCTTTGGCTTTGAACTCTGAAGTAAGCTGGTCGTGCGCCGCCTTCATCTTCAAATACACCTTGACCAGTTTATCAACCGGTACCTCGTCAGACATGACACCTCTCCTCGTTTGCGTTGTAGAATCTGTATTGTTCTACACTTCTGTTGTGTTGTCAAGCAACTCTTTGTAAAGGTCAACAATTTTTGTGTGCGTGTCTAATTTGTTATCAAGCATTCTGTAAACATATTTCTCTGCGTTAGATCCTTGGAGCCGAATGACGGTGCAAGGGTGACGCTGCCCCGCCCGATGTACTCGGGCATTTGCTTGCGCGTACGTTTCTAATGAGGAAGTTGGTCCCCACCAGATGACCGTGTCTGCTGCGGTAAGTGTAACCCCGTGCGCCGCTGCTTGAGGCTGGATCACCAGCACCTTGGGGTCAGGAGTCTCTTGGAACCGCTTGAAGATCTCGGTTCGTTTGGCGGCAGTTACATCCCCTTGTATCACCTCTGCTGTTATGCCGTCTTCACGTAGATAGCGGGTAACCATCTCGATGACGTTCTTGAATGGTACAAACACTAGCACCTTTTGACTCGTCTCGTCGATGACCTCTTTGAGTACGGCGTATCGGTTCTTGATGTCGAACTCAACCGTTTCCTTGGTATCAGAGTACACAGCACCACAAGATATTTGCAGGAGCTTGCTCAGGTTCACCGCCGCGTTGACTGCTGTGATTTCTTCCCCTGCTGCTTGCACCACCATCCGGTCTTTCATCAGGTTGTAGAACTTCTTCTGCTGGCGCGTAAGCGTTACCTCGCGGGTAACGTATGTCATCTCGGGCAGGTCAAGACATTCTTCTTTCGTGAACCGGATCGCTGGCTGCAATGCGTTATATACGGTTGATGTTGCGGTCGCTTTGGGTGCCCACTTGAACTGTGTCACCTTGAACATGACGGATTCTTTGAACGACGTGACGAACTTCGGTACGCCCATAGGGTTGATTAGTTTCGCCAACCCATACGCATCGACAGGCGACTGCGCAGCCGGGGTGCCCGTCATCATCCACAACCACTTCTCAGGGGTGAGGAGCCGATTCAAGCACTTCCAACGATTGGTCGTTACGTTCTTATATGCGTTGGCTTCGTCGACAACAATCAGGTCAAACCCACCCTGCGCAACCGCATCCTCAACGATCTCGACACCGTCATAGTTAATGATGACGAACTCAGCAGGACTTCTTATGATGTCAATCCGCTTACCCGGGGGGCCGTACGCCACGTCCACCGTGCGGTGCATGGCGAACTTAAACAGGTCAGCCCTCCATGCGGAATCCATAATCGAAAGCGGGCAGATGACTAGCACGCGCCGAACCGCGCCTAGCTTCATCAGGTAGTCCGCAGCCCAGATGACGCTACCCGTCTTGCCAGTGCCTTGCTCGTTGAGGCAGAACGCCCGCTTGTGCAGAGTCAGGAATGATGCGGTTGTTTTCTGATGCTCGAAGGGTTTGTGTAACCCGGGCCAGTTGTACTGCCCAAGTATGGGGCTTGGTACGTTTTTAATCTTTAAGTTCTTGAGCACCTGCGCTTCTTCTAGTCCCCAATGAACCAATACTTTGTTTTCTTCTATTACTTTGCTCTTAGGGATTACCCCAGTTACCTTTGCAGGGTCGCGCAAATTGAGCATAAGTGCTCGGTTCTGAATGATTTCCATCTCGCCCTAGTTTCTGTTAGACAATAGCAAACACCCCAAACAGGGTTTGCTGTTTGAGGGACGTGCCGCTTCCCGCTAGAGGTGCCTACGCGTGGCGGCTGGTGCGGTTAAAGGGTTAACTGCGTAGCCCCGGGCAGCACACTCACACCTAACTGCTGCCCTATTGTGACTAAAGCGGGGTGTACAGAGCAAACCCCGAGTAGACTCTCTTACTATATCACTTCTCGCCCTTATGATGGCCGTTTCGGCTCCGGTTCTTATGCGCTGACACTACGCGCAAACCGTCTGCATTACTGCCACCATTCTTGAGCATCTTTACGTGATCGACATCCTTGCCTTTATGCGCAACGCCCTGCTTATCTAGCTTGCGTCTTGCACGTTGGCGTTCCAATTTTGCAGGGATCTCCCCCCGCTCTAGCTGCATTTGGTACTCGTGCTTATATGGCCGAGGTTTGTTTACGTAAGGCATCACGCCCTCCCGTTATGCGAACAACTTAAAACAGCGCAATGCTTGCGGCATAGGCCGCTCGGCTTGGGGTTCCATACATCCGATTCGGCAGCGATTGCCAATCGTTTATGACGCCCAGCCCATTTGTTCCATAGTACATCTTCTTGTACCGCGTCATATTTACTTTTGATGAACGCGTTACACACAACAAAGAGCAGCCCCGCCTTGACCTTCTTAATCTCAGGGAAGTGTTTGAATACGCACAGGGACATCAACTCTAGCTGTTCGGGATCGGCATATTTTGCCGATTTGCCCGTTTTGTAATCGACGATCCGCGCTTCGCCTTTTTCTTTGTCGATAATCAGCAGGTCAGCAATTCCCCGGTACCAGACATTCGGATCATTAAACCCACAAGGGGTAAGATCTTTGGTGATGCCCATTTCGTATTCACAAAACTTCTCACCGGGAATTTGCTTTAAGCTGTCTAAAACTTCTTTAGCAAACTTGAAATATGCGGGCAACGGCGTGCCGTCGCGCATGTAATATTCAGCCGCTTCGTGAAAGCGTGATCCGTACAGCAGCGCCTCAGTTTCTGGCTCAGTGACATCCTTAGAAACCCGCAAGTGGTAATACTTGCGAGGACACTGCTCAAATAATTTGATGCTGCTGTACGACCACCTCATCGCTGCCGTTCCATTAACACTCCCCATAGCGTTTACCAACGCCTGATTCACAATTGACGGGTAACCCCGCCGCCCACGTCGGGACCCACCGCATACACTCTTCAATGTATGCGCGTGCTTCATCAACCTCTTCATCCGCCACTACGCAACCAATCGCGTCGTGCACTGTTAGCACAACCCGATATCGTTTCCCGATCTTGAGCATCTGCTCGCCAATGATGCAGCGGGCAATCGCTTGGCAGACGTTCTCGATAACCTTCCCACCATAGATGCGGGTGTGCCCCTTGCGGGTCTTGTATAAGAACTCTAACCCCTTCTCGCCCTCGACATACGACAGGCCATCGTACCGCATCCACAGCCCGCTTGGTAGCAAAATAGCAGGTTCATCCTCAGAGATACTGAGTACCCCGGGCTTACCCAATCCGGTCGGTTCCTTGTTCGCCATACCAACCAACGCAAGCTGCGCTTGCCGCCACAACGCGGTGATATCAGAATTACTTCTACGGTACGCGTCGATGATGCGCCGCGCCTCGTCAAGGTCAACGGTCACCCCCGACTGCTTCAGTGCAGCTTGGAACTTGGCCGCCCCCATGCCATACCCTGCGCCAAGAATAGTGGTTTTCCCTACGAACCGCTCGGCCGGAGTGATCTGATCTAAGGGTTTACCATAGATAGCAGACGCCATCTTCTTGTAAACATCTTCCTTATTAGTGAAGGCTTCGACCAAATCATTCTGCTGCGCCAACCATGCCAGCACCCGGGCCTCAATCTGAGCCGAATCGG